CTTAAAATCAAGTGATGCTCCAGACTCATTAAGAGGTACAGGTTTAAACTTTTTAATATTAGATGAGTTTAGTGATATTGATAAAAGGACTTGGTTTGAAGTATTAAGAGCATCAGTATCAGATACATTAGGTCATGTTTTAATGTGTGGAACTCCTAAAGGCTATGGTAATTGGACTTATGAAATGTATCTAAAAGGTAAGCAAGACTCTGAGTGGGATAGCTTTCAATTTACTACTTTAGATGGTGGTATGGTTACAAAAAAAGAAATAGAACAAGCAAAACAAGACTTAGATCAAAGAACATTTAGACAAGAGTTTGAGGGTACATTTGAAAATTATGCTGGTGCAATCTATTATAACTTTCATCCTATTGAGTCTGTTGTTAATAAACCAATAGAATATAATAAACCTTTTCATATAGGAATGGACTTCAATGTTGACCCAATGAGTGCCTGTGTTGCTCAAATAGAAAAAGAAAAAATTTATATTGTTGATGAAGTAGTAATTTATTCAAGTAATACTGATGAAATGGTGCAAGAGATAAGAGATAGATATGGAACTAAAGTACCAATATTTATTTACCCTGACCCAGCATCAAGACAAAGGAAAACAAGTGCTGGTGGGAGAACTGATTTATCAATTTTACAGAATGGTGGGTTTAATGTAAAAGTTAAAACAAGACATCCAGCAGTTAGAGATAGAATCAATGCAGTTAATTCTAAACTCAAAGATACGAATGGAAATAGACATATTTTTGTTAGCAAATCTTGCAAAACATTGATAAAAGGATTACAAAGACAAACATACAAGGAAGATACAAATATTCCTGATAAAGAAGATGGATTTGACCATATGAACGATGCTCTAGGCTACATGATTGATTATATAAAACCTTTAGTAGTTCAGATGCCAAGTTCAAGACCAACTAGATGGACAATGAAATAGACTATGGCATATTCACGAGACGAAGCATTTGAAACACACAAAGACTACAAAGAAAATGTTAATCTTTGGGAATATTACATAAGATCATATAATGGTGGATATGATTATACACTTGGTCAATTTTTAAATAGATATAATTTAGAATTAGACAACGAGTACAATCAAAGATTAGGTAACACTCCTTGCGACAATCATTGTAAAAACATTATTCAAATATACTCATCATTTTTATTTAGAGTAAAAGCATCAAGAGATTTTGGTACTATGGCTGATGAAGCTAGTTTAGAATCATTTATAAAAGATGCAGATTTAGATGGAAATAGTTTTGACGCAGTTATGAAACAGGCTCAAAATTATTCTTCAATTTATGGACATTGTTTTTTAATATTAGATAAACCAAAAATAACAACTAACACAAGAGCAGAAGAACTAGAGCAAGATATTAGACCATACTTATCAATCGTAACACCAGAAAATGTTTTAGATTGGAATTTTAAAAGAGAAATAAATGGTAAATATATTTTAGATTATCTTAAAGTAAGAGAAGAAGTAGATAAAAAGGGCGGAACTTACTTTAGAATATGGTATCTTGATAGGATTGAAACTGTCTATGCAAAATCAGACAGAGACGAGCCTGTTGTAATAGATACTGCCGATAATCTGATTGGCAAGATACCAGCAGTTATCTTATACAATTCCAAATCACACAAAAAAGGGATTGGTCAATCAGACCTAGTTGATATTAGCGATTTACAAAAAGCTATCTATAATGAGTTGTCAGAAGTTGAACAACTTATTAGATTAACAAACCATCCATCGCTAGTTAAGACTCCATCGGTTAATGCTTCTGCTGGTGCTGGTGCAGTAATAGAAATGCCTGAAGAATTAGAGCCTAATTTAAAACCATATCTACTTCAACCATCAGGGCAAAACTTACAAGCCATTATGGAATCAATTAACAACAAAGTAACTGCTATAAATAGAATTGCACATACAGGAGCAGTAAGAACAACAAAACAAGCAGTATCAAGTGGAATAGCTTTACAAACAGAATTTGAATTACTTAATGCTAGACTATCTGAAAAAGCTGATAACTTACAGATAGCAGAAGAACAATTATTTAGATTATATGCACTATTTCAAAATAGTACATTTGATGGAGAAATAAATTACCCAGATTCATTTAACATTAGAGATTATGCTACTGATTTAATTTACTATCAACAAGCTAAATCATTAAGTATTGGCTCTCCTACATTTGCAAAAGAAGTTGATAAAGAAATTGCAAGAGCAGTAGTAGATGATAACGAAAAACTAAACGAGATATTTGAAGAAATAGATTCAGCTTCAGAAGTTGGTCAATTTACACAAGACGAAGTTCAACAAGAAACAGTAGACGAAGAACAGATATAATGAATGTCAGATATAGTAAAAGATTTAACGAAATACAGAATTTCAGGTATTGAAAAAGCCGAAGTTGAATTTTACGAATCATTAACAAGAGCCTTAGATAAAATAGAAGATCAAATAGTTGCATTAGCAGATACTACTTTACCAAGAGATGCTGGTAAGCTTATTGAACTACAAAGTGCAGTAGCAATAAGACCAAAGATAAAAGCAATACTTGATAAAGAATATTTACCATTTGCAGATAGAGTAGTTAGAAAAGGTTTTGGAGAACAAGCTAAAAGAATTGAAAGACAATTTAAAACAATAGGTATTATTCCAAAAGAATTTCAAGAATTAACTAAGGGAGATTTAGCATTAGTTAAAAATTTAAAGCAACAATATTACACACAGTTTAAAGATGTATCAAACAATTTTACAAGAATATTATCAGATAAAGTTTATCAAAACACATTAGTTGGAACTGAATTTACAGTATTAGAAAAAGAATTAAGAGAATCTATTAATGGTATTTATGCTAGTTCAAAAGACCCAGCAGTAAATAGATTAGTAAGTTATGTAAAAAGAAACAGAGATAACCCAGCATTAAAAGGTAGAGTAGATATAGCAATCAAACAATTACAAAGTAAATATGCAAGAACTAGGGTTGGCGAAAATATGAAAAGATTTGCTGGTCAAATACTTAATGATTCTTTGAGAGACTTCGATGCAACACTAAATTTTAACAAAGCTAAAGATGCTGGACTAGAATATGTAAAATACTATGGAGATATAATACCTACTACAAGAGATTTATGTAGAAGTATGGTTAGTGGAAGTTTAAACAAAAGAAAGAATGGTTTATTTACTTTAGCTGAAATACAAGAAATATGGAACACTAGAAGTTGGTCAGGTAAAAAAGGTGGTAATCCAATGGTTGTTAGAGGGGGTTATAATTGCAGACATCAATTTAGTTATGTCAATCCTGATTGGTACGAAGAAGATGGAGAGGAGTCAGCATTACTTACAGATAAAGTAAAACCAAAAGCAGTACCAAATCCAACTAAATCAATATTTGGAGAAACAAGCAAAGACGAAAAAGTATTATTAGAAAAAGCTTTTGGAACAGAAACATCGCCATTTTCAAAAGCTATTGCATTTATACCAGCACTAAAAACATTAAAGAAATCAGGTAGAGGTTTTTATAGAAAAAGTGATGATACATTAAACATTGGCTCTAATAGAATTGGAGAAGCTGAAGAAATGAAAGTATTTATTCACGAATACACACACAGAATAGATAGGATAATAGGAACAAAATTTTTAGATAATGATGCACTTAGAAATAAGTTTAGCAAAGGTGTAAGTGATGATGTTTTAAAAACAAGAACTATTACAAAAGTAGAGACATTTGGCACAAGAGAAATTAAAAGAACTATTGCTCCAAATCCTTTTGTAAGTATTTCACATTTAAAAGTACAATCTTTAATTGATGATAATGCAATATTGACTAAAGGTTTAAAAAACAGAAGAACTACATTTGCAAAAGAATTAGATGAAGTTTTTGCTAAATCTCCAAGTGTAATGGATGTAGCAAAACAAGATTTATATTTTAAAAAATTAAATAATAATTTAAAAGTAATATTAACTGATGATGAAATTAGAGCATATTTAAAATCAAATAATAGATCATTTGGTCAAGCACAAATTTATCAATTTAAACTTAAATTAAAACACAAAGTGCTTTATTCTAAATTTCAAGGTGGGTATGATAGGCAATTTTCAGGAGATTTTAATGATTATATAGGCTCTATAACTAAAGAAACACTTGGTGGTGGTCATGGTAAAACATATTACAGCCAATATAGAACGATTTTGCAAGATGGAAATAAAAAATTTACTGAGGGTCAAACATTAGAAGCTTGGGCAAATCACTCAGCTATGACACTAAACCCAAATGTAATAAACAATATAGATATTAAAAAAGTAGAAAGAAAACTAATGAATTATTATACACCAAATACAACAAAAGGATTTGATGATGTTGTTAATAACTTTAACGATTTATAGGAGATATTATGATTGATAGATTAATTGATTTATATAACGAATATAGAGCTAAATACGATGATTTTCCTATTGTTACTTACAATCTTACAGAAGATCAGCAAGAATCATTAATAGATGTTGTTGAAATAGCATTAAGCGAAAACAGAGAAATTACAAAAGCTGAGATAGACAAATTTCAACCTGATGATGATGGTATTGATTTTTAGTAATTATATTGATAAATCAAAGATATTAACAAACAGGAGAAAAAATGTCAGATGACAAACAGGTTAATCAACCGAAAAATGATGTTCAGGAAGCTGAAGTTAAAGAAACTAAAACTGACGAAGTAAAACCAAGTACCACTTTTAATCAAGAAGATGTAGATAGAATAGTCAAACAAAGATTAGAAGCTGAAAAATCAAAACATCAAAGACAGTTAGACGAAGTTAA